AAATTCGCTCGCAAGCAAAGATGTCGCGAGGAGATACGATTCTTGAAGGAAAGTTAACCACTGTACTTGGAGCGAAAGAACAGGAGGCAGCCGATAAATTTAGATCTTTAACCGTTGATACATTCAAAGAAACTTTGAATGAGTATAAAAAACAACGCGCTAAAGAACAGCAGTTTGATTTTTATAGTAGTATGCCAGGGTTTGACGAAATTTTTAACGTAAACAAAGAACTATCTAATTCTCTCCTGGGGGATACCGGTGTAGGAGGCATTCTTTCATTAACAGGACAGGACCAAGAAAAATCAACAGATAGTTTAGAGAGGCAGTTTTCTGCTGTGACTGGTATTCCGTCTAAATCAAATGCAGTTTATAACTGGCAGAAATGGTTTGACGATACGTTGACAAAACGGTATCAAGAAGGAGCTACATTTGCAGATTTCCAAGACCCTGCTAAACAATATACAATCGACAAGGAATTTGCAGAAGACTACATTAAACGGTATTTAAATCCTCGTTTCAATACATCACGTTCTATGTCAGAGTTTATGAGTTACATGGACGTAACTCAAGGGGAAGAAAATATTTTTCAAACACAAAGCGCATTGAATTCTTTGAAAACCATGGCAGATTTACGTGCGCAAAAGTATTTGGACGATATCTATAACTCAGGAATTTCTGGATTTGATTCTGAGTTTTACTTCAATCCCTCTGGAGGAGATGTGGATATTTCAAAACACAGCTTGCAAAAAGAAAAAGTAACCGAAGATTGGGAAAGTGCCAGGAGAAATGGAGAACAAGTTGTTCCCGGCACAAATCCTCCACAGACTTGGAACCAACTAGCTTACTTCCATGGGTACAACTTAAACGACAAAGCACAATTTGCCAAACTACACTATCAAGTTTATGGAAGACAACAAGGATTTGATCCAGCACGTGACAAGTTATCTTTTAATAGTGCACAGTCTTTTATTGATAACGACATACTTCCTGCTATTGCAAACGAGAAGTTAAAACTAGGGGGTGTTTCTTTTCTAAACTTTGTTACTCCTCGCGAGTATGCAGACAAGATGCTGGAAGGTATTGACCCTGTCAAGAATAAACCTGAGTGGGAGAAAGTGCTTGAATCCATGGGGCTTTCAGGCAAGGAAATGGGAATTGAAGAAGTGAAATCGTATATTGAAGAAGCGTTTCAAACAGGAGAAGCAACCAAGATCCGTGAAGCAATTAAGTACTTGAACGAGAAGAAAGAAAAAGTAACGCAAGAAAAACTTGGCGTAGACTATATTCAACGTCCTGAAGATACAGCACCTCGTAGCGACCCTACAGAAACACAGTTATATAACGTGTTTAAAAGCGCAGGTTTTGCGGGCAATGAAGATGACTTTTACAAAGAGTTTATGCCAGACGTTAATCGAGAAGATATGGAACTCTTGACACAAGCAGGACAAGGTTTCAAGGAAGGCAGTGTGTTTAGTAAGTTAAGCAGCAGCGACCCATTCGAATCCCTTGGTTCTATTGAAAGTTTGTTTTCAGATGAAGACAAAACTAAAGAAACAAGTAGTAAAACAAGCTCTTCTGCAGAAAAGAAATCGTACTTCAGTCTTTATGACGACGATGATGACGAAGACACTACAACAGCAAAATCTAATGCAGGCCAAGGCTTCCTTGGTAGTTTTACCAGCGCCTTTAAAGGTTTAACACCGAAGTATTAATCATGAGTAAACACAAGAAAGCCGCTAGTGCCGCCAAGATTCACAAAGATTCTATGGAGTGCAACAAGCCGAGGCGTGACATTCAAGGAGGCAAAAAATCAGTCGTAAAAGCTTGCGAGGATGGTAAGGAAAAGATTGTGCGATTTGGCGACGCAAACATGGAAATTAAACGTGACAATCCAGAACGCCGTAAAAATTTTCGCGCAAGACATAATTGTGATGAGCCCAAGAGCAAACTCAGTGCTGGCTACTGGTCGTGCAAAGCCTGGTAATTTACGTTAAGCTTTGAACGTAGCCACAACAGCAACATGGCAAAACCCAAGTCCACCGCAATTCTGATTGAGTCCAAGCCTAAGAAGACTCGTCAAGGGCGTTCTAAAAACACTAAACTAAAGCCTGGACAAAAACGCTATCGCGGCCAAGGCATGTAAAAATTATGTATACTTGGGGGTAACACTTGTTACCCCTATGGATAATTACAAGCAAGCGATTGATTTAATCTGTCGTTACGAAGGTTTCAATGAACTTGCTTACCCAGATCCTCAAACAGGTGCAGAACCATACACGATTGGATTTGGTACACAGTATTATCCTGACGGCAGTGTTGTAAAGAAAACACAGTGCTGCACACAACGCAAAGCCTTAGAGTACCTTGTTGATGAACTCACCGTTTTAAACACAGAACTTCTGAAGTTGAACCTAGGTTTAGACGAGTGTATGCACCAAGCACTGCTTTCATTTTGTCATTCGGTTGGCTGGGAAAGTTTCCTTTACAGTTCCATCATTGACTGCCTTGAGGTCGATGACTACGTTGGTGTAACAGAAGAAATTGCACGGTGGGTCTTTGATGCAGAGCACCAAGTCATCGGTGGTCTCCTGGAACGACGCAGAGAAGAAATCAACCTATTCCTTGCCGAGATTGAAGCCAAGCCTTGGGTTGCCACAGACGTACTGCTGCGTGCGTTCAGAAGCTATGGTGCGAAGCCCCATGAGACAGAAGCAATCCGAACCTTGGAAGCGACAATCAATCCCTATGCGCTCGCAGAATTTGCTAACCGTTTCAAGCTTGACGACGTCTCTGCCTTTTCAAGTGACTAGCGTCCTAGAATAAATGCAGTACTCAGGCTTTCCATGGAGAACGAATCCACACGTAAAGAGTTTGAATTACCTTTAGAACTTCAGTTTGCTATGCGCAAAGCTGAGCTGCAAACAGAGGAGATGTGTTGGGAAGAACTGCAGGCGGCACTGTTAAACCTGTACTTTCAACGGATGATGGAATGGGCAGCCGTCAAAGAAATTATGTGTTCTGAAGGGATTGATATCGAGTGGGATCTGCCTAGTGAGTTGGAACTCAGTGAACTCGCCCTGGCTTGTATGCAGGACGAGTCAGACGATGACGACGACTTACACTACGCTCATCCCTTTTGACTTTCGTCCAGTTGAATAAGACGATCCAGGTACCACTGTGCTTTCTTCAGTGATTCTGTCTCGCCTTTATGGCGCTCACGCCAAATATACTTTATGTTATTTCCCTTGCAGTAACCACGGAATTCTTCGTTGGTTAAAGCCGCCTCAATGGCTTCGATGCATTCGATGCCCCCATCGGTGTAATGCGAAGGATGATTTACGACATCCTCTTTAATTACAGGAGATTTTTCAAGCGTAGCCCAAGGCACTGGACAAACGCCATCTACACACCCATTGGTTTCGTCAACAGGGGAAAACATGTCCATTCTAAAAATGCCGACTGAGACAGCCTAGCAGGTTTAACGCATTAAGCCTTTGCGTTTGGCGGAAAGCAGAAGTTCCATCTCGTCTGGATCACCGTCAATATCACCAAGAACGCCAGGAGGTTTGGGGTTTGCACCATATAATTCCATACCTTCTTCCATGGAAGGAATGTAACCCGTCAAGCCTGGACGTTGACCATACAAACCTTGACCTTCAATATTAAGTGGGTTGCGTTGCATGCCATCCATGGGAGCAACTAAGCCCGTGTTGTACATATCTTGAAGAGGTACGTCGTTGGTCTCAGTATCAAGAGGTGCACCAAAATCCTCAAAACCAATACAACGGCACTTTACTTGATCATTATTTGCTGCAAACTCTTGCAAAAACATTGAGGGCCGCATTGTTTTCTTAGCGATATATCCTTTCTATAATGATAGTATGAGCAAGTTTAGATCCGAGACTTACGACGCAGCCAAGGACTCCGGCACTTCTGCTGGCGTACCAACGGATCTGAACCCTGGAAAAGCTTATAACGTAGATCTGCGGTACGTGCGACCGCAAGAACGAGGTGTCGTTGGTTCTGCGTCAAAAGGAGCAGTGGTACGCGTTGACCGCTTCATGAAGAGTGCGCGAGCTGCTGGTAAATATCAGAAAAACCAACTGATTAACGAACCCACCAGTGCCAATGCTGGTGACAGTGGTGGGCGTGCAGGATCTACCGCGTATGCAGACAAACCCAAACAATCGTTTGGACGTATCTAGACCTGTGGAAAAACTACGGTATTTGGTTGGTCTTGATACTTACCTTTCCGATCTTGGTAACTAACTTCACAAGGATTACCACGGTAGAAAAGCAGTTGAGTAATCCCCTCGTTTGCATAGACACGGTTGAATAGACCAGTGCAGTTACTGATCTCAAGCGTCAAGTAACCTTCCCACCCACTTTCAGCGGGCGTGATGTTAACCAGGATTCCTGAGCGTGCGTACGTAGATTTACCAACCGCAACAACAGTGACATCACGAGGTAACTTTAGACGCTCTTGAGCAACACCTAAACAATACCCATACGGAGGAAGAAGAAAGTATTTGCCGCGCTCATCTTCCAAGAGTTCCGCAGGTTTTAAAATGCTCTCGTCAAAGGCTTTTGGATCACAATCACCGGTTTGAATCTTGCCAAAGATCAAGCACTGGCTAGGGGACAAACGAATGTCATATCCGTAAGAGCTAAGTCCATAACTTAACAAACGCCGACCATCTTCTTTGCTGATCAGACGATCAACAAAGGGTTCGATCATTTGTTCTTTCTCGGCACGCTCTTTGATTTCCCAATCGGCCAGGACGCTCATAAGACCTCGATAGCTTGTTCAGTCTACAAGGAGATGGCCGCGTTCGCCGTAGATTTTACAGAAGTGTTCTACTGCATCTCCTGAGCGATCTTTGGGAGGCAGGTAGACCAAGAAAGACGTGCACGTTTGTTTTTTCTCTACATTCCCATCAAGATTACGGAGCAGGTAAGGGACGGTACGTAGAACGCACATGGGGAATTTAAAGATCTTTGGCTCGTATCGAATCATGTCAGGGCAGTTACTGAAGTAAAGCCCTTGCTCAATTTCATCCGCCAGCCATGCATGGTACATTCGACGGAACCATACGGCATGCGAAGAAGTCAACGTCAATGACGAAGCGCGTGTCATCTTCCACCGCTGGTTCTTTTGGTCCCAGAAGTATGATCCCGCTGGTGGAAACAAATAACAGCTTCCGTACCATTGTTGGTTATTTAAACCATCATCCACAGGTGTGTAGTATTCAGTCGCTTGCACATACTCATTAGCGACCTTGGAGCTTGCTACATCCAAATCAATGCCGCCTAAAAGTTCATTGGCAGCATGAACTAAGTCTGCGTTGGTGATGAGCTCTGCGCCTTCAACTCTGGCAGATACGCCGCGAATACCTTTCTCAGTCATTGTTAACGATGTCGTTATACGCTATTTCCAAATAGCGAAGACCCTTCTCGTCATTGATGATATACCCTGCTTTCTCCATTGGATCAATCTTTTGTGCTGCTCCGAGAATACGGCGTAATGTCTCGGCAAGATCACCGTTATTGTTATGTTCGCAATCTTCTTCTGCTGCGTGAATTTCTTTTAACGTCCAAAAGAATATAGAGCGCTCTTTATTGTCGGGTTGGAATACCAAAACGCCAGGACCTTCTGCATCCCAAAACTTAACGTACTGTGCGCCCATGTCCCCAAGGATGAGCTTGACAGTGGTATCAAGCATTTTTGCCTTGGTCTCGTCCAGTTCAGGACCAATGACTGACGCAATTAACTTCTCACGGCGATCCACTTTTTAGCAACCCTTGACGATGCAGAGATTCTAACAGCTTTGGAGTTGGCTGGTACAAGACAACCAACTTGCCAAGCACGCCGCGTTTCTTGCAGAGTTTTCCTTGCTCATCTCGCACCTTATCAAATTCCCCGGACCTGATCAAATACTCGGCAACACATCGCAACCGACGTTTAAGAGGCAACTCCGCTTGTGGGAATTTACCGCAGATTGTGTCTGGGTTCAGATCTTTGAATGCCAGTCGTAATCGATTGGCCAAGGTCATACCAGAGTTGGCGTCTTCTTCTTCATAATTTTTTAAGTTTTCTAGGTAACGACGCAAGCAACCATCATCGAAGGAACCCCAGGGTGGTAAAAACATTTCCACTTGCTCTGCCAGGGATTTAGGCAGCAGTTCCTCATGGTTATCGATATTGATAGCATCGATATCAATGCCCTTGAAACGATGTGCCATCACTCAAGAACCTCCTTGGTCGCATGATACAAGTGATACTGCGCACGCAGGTTTTTAAGATTGATGTTTTCGTTTTTAGCAAAAGATTGAATGAGGCGATTCCATGGAATACGCAAGACTGCTTTTTTGTGGACATCGGGAGAAACGTTGACATAATGAATGCCTTCGACCCAGCCTTTCTCAGCGTTTTTTCTACCGATTGCAATCCAGTTGCGGATGGTTTGATCGGAGACGCCTAGACGCCTGCCACATTCTTCTGTCGAAATGTATTCATCTGCAAACATTTCGGGATTGGCAATGTCGGTCTCAGCGTTTGAGTACCGACTATGCCACATGGAACCAAGGATATTCCTGATTCCTTTTAGTTCGTAGGCAATGTCTTCCAAGCCTTTGCGTAGTCCGTACGGCATACTGCACTCCGATCAATTAAATGCTAGTCTTTTGTAAACAACTTTGTGATCATGGAAGAGCAAATTCCACCTAGCCAACCTCCCATGCAACAGACTTTAGAAGGGCAGATCACTCCTGAAGCGTTGGTAGAAATGAAAGCACGTGCGATGGAGTTAGCCATCCAGCAAACGGCACCTTACCGCACGTCTGTAGAAATGCCACCGCAAGTTGTGTATGTGCGGCGTAATTTAACAGTGGCAGAACTGCTGTTGGTACTATTGCTTTCTTGTGGAATTGTAACAGGAATCCAAGGGCTTTGGTACTTAGGTACTAATTTATTGCCACGTCTTGAGATTAGGGTACGCTAAATAAGCCGCACTATAATAAAGGAAAGAATTGCGCAGTAGATAGGTGGCAAACCGCCGTATTACCGAATTTCCTGCAATTGCAGCGAACGAGATTGTAGATCAGGATGTCATGACCCTGGTCCACGTTTTTGAGGTGGACCCATCACTGCGCAATAAAAAGATTACTTTTTCCCAATTCAGGGACTATCTAGATTTATATTATGTTCCTGCTAGTGGTGCTTTAATTAGCGGCAACGTTACCATTACAGGGGATTTAACAGTATCTGGCAGTTCCAGTTTTAATACGGTAACTGCGTCTGGCCTTAGTACGTTTAGTGGAATTGTTGTTCAAAATAATGCCACTGTCAGCGGTACGATCAGTGGAACCACGGTAACAGGTACGTTTGTACAAGGTAGTCAAGTCAATGCAGTAACAGGTACCTTTACAACCTTGGCGACAGGAGCCACTGCGTCTTTCCCAACTGGTAACTTCACAAGTCTCACTGGTACTACAACAAGTGGTGTAAGTGCTTTCTTTACAAATGGCACGTTTACCAACGTCACTGGCACTACATTCACAGGGACAACTGTTGCCGCAACCACTGGTACGTTCCAGGTCCTGGGAACGCCGATTCTTGACGTCAGCGGGAATTTATCTGTTGCAAGTGGATTAACTGTCACGGGACTTGCACAATTTGCAAGCGGTGTACGAGTCAGTGGTACGTTATCAGGAACAACAGTTACTGGAACTACGGCACAGTTCTCGACAGTCTCTGGTGTTTCTGGTGTATTTACTACGCAAGTATCAGGTGCCACGATTACCGGCAATACGTTGCTTGCTTCAAACGTAACAGGTGTTTCCGGTACGTTTACGACTAGGGTTTCAGGTACAACCGTAACTGGCAACACAGGTGCATTTGGCACAATCACCGGAGTCTCTGGTGTATTTACACAAGTTCTTTCAGGTCAAACAATTACAGGAGACGTTGGTAATTTTGGAACAATAACAGGTGTTTCTGGTACGTTTACCAACGTATCTGGAGCAACTGTTACAGGTACTGCTGTTAACGCAGGAACAGTTACTTCGGTCACCGGTAATTTTGGCCGCGTGTCAGGCACAACAGTCACTGGTAATGCTGGCCAATTTACAACGGTTACTGGTGACACGGTTGTAGGAACAACAAGTATTTCCGGTACGACAATTACAGGAAATGCGGGACAATTTACAACTGTTACAGGCAGTACAGTTGTTGGCACAACTAGTGTTTCTGGCTTAACCGTTACAGGAAATACGGTACTTGCCACGAATTTAACTGGTCAAGTAGGAACATTTACAACAAGTGTTTCAGGCGCAACAATCACTGGAAATACTGTTTTAAGTACTTCGGGAAGATTCCAGCATGTAAGTGGGCTTGTTATTACTGGCGATACTATACAAGCCGGTTTACTCTCGGCGGTATCTGGTGTTTTTACAAACATTGTCTTTGTTAACACCGTTGTTTCAGGTAACCTTTCCGTATTAGGAACAGGTATTTTCTCTACAGGAGGCATTGTTTCCTCCGGAACAATTAGCGGAAGCACGGTTACTTCCCCTAGTGGCATCTTTACTTACCTTTCAGGAACAACAGTTACCGGCACTACGGTTCAATCGGTCACAACCTCGGCAACAACCGGAACATTTACCTCATTAACAGGAACAACAACCACAGGTGTTACTGCGACATTTACAACTGTTTCCGGTGTAACAGTCACTGGTGCAACCGGTACGTTTACCAATATCACCGGTAGTACTCTTGCAGTCACAACACCATCTGGTGCAACACCTGCCATTGTTTGTTCTGGCGTCGTATCAGGTGGTGCAAGTGGCTTTGTGATTCGTGGCCCTTTGATTATTTTGGAATAATTTTTTTCCGCTAAAATAAACAAAAAGAGACAACAAAATGGCTTACGGCACTATTAAAGTAGATACAATTACTTTCACCAATGCTGGTGTTGATAAGAGCGTTGCAATTTCTGGGTTAGTTCAAAACCCAACTTTTAGCGGCAATATCACAGTAACTGGTACTGTTTCTGGTAACACGAT